CGAGAAAGACCGTTCACGAACGTAACCATAAATGTAAGCTTCGGCTGGAAGTTTTATTTATCACGTCTAACTTTAAGCAAGCTGCAAATTTAGAGCGCAGTGAGATTCGACGTCTGAGACCCGCGTTTAATCAAATAGTGAACTCAGCTAGTGGTATGCTAGGTTATCGGCACGCTGCAGACTCGTGTAGAAAGATGTCTGAAACAAAGTTATTACATCCTATGCCGGAGGCTTCTAGGGAAATACTAAGAATTATTAACACTGGAAAGCGTATGGCCAAGGAAATAAAAGCCAAGATCAGTAAGAAATTGCAAGGCAGAACGTTACCTGATGAGCATAAGCGCAAGATAGGATTTGCTCAGGAGGGCCCTAAGAATCACAGATTTGGAAAGAAACATACAGAAAATACAAAACGGAAAATGCGTAAGGCGCATGCTGTGACTTGGGCAGACCCAATACTGAGCGCAGAGATTGTGGCCAGAAGAAATAAAACAAGGAAGTTCAACCAACAAACAAACAAGGAGAAGAGTTATGACGAAGGTCGCCTCTAAAAAATCAACATCACTTGTGCCTTGGGACGCTAAGTTTGCGCAGTACGCCAAGCAAGGCACCGAGCAGGTCAAGAATATCGGCACCGCGGGCATCAGCATCAAGTTCGGCCGCGGCACAATCAGCGTAGGCGACGCGCCCGTCAAGGGGCCGTTCGAGTGCATCATCCTGGGCGCCGTGGCATTGAACGCCTGGTACGCGTCGGACTACGACCCCACGGAGAAGCTGCCGCCCACGTGCTACGCGTACTCGGAGGTGGCCGACGACCCCGACATGGCCCCGCACGCCGCCGTCCTGGACAAGCAGGCCGCGCTGTGCAGTGAGTGCGAGAAGAACCAGTTTGGCACGGCCAAGGTAGGCCGCGGCAAAGCCTGTAACAACACCATGCGGCTCGGTTTGATTCTCGCCAAGGATGCCGAGGACGGCGAGGCCGTAAGCACGGCTGAACTGGCCATGGCCAAAATCAGCCCCACCAACCTGAAGCATTACAAGGAGTATGTCGAGGCCATCCAGGACGAGCACGCTCGCCCGCTGTGGGCCGTTGTCACGGAGATACGCACCTATGACGACCCCAAGACGCAAATCCGCGTGGAGTTCAAGCTGGTCGAGCTGATTGAGGACGACTCGGTGCTGGCGGCACTGGAGAAGCGGTTCCTCAAGGTGCAGGCCGCCTTGCAGCAGCCCTTCGCGGCGCCCGCGGAGCGCAAGGCCAAGAAGCCCAAAGCCGGCGCCTCGAAGAAGTTTGCCGGTAAGAGCAAGGCAGGGAAGCGGTAACAGTTCGCCGGCGATCGCAAGGTCGTCATACAAGACCTGCTGACAGACCAGGTGCGAAGAAGTCTGTCACCTTTTAAGTTCGTCGCCGTGGCCGAGAGGCTGCGGTGTATCGAAGGAAGAGTGGTCCTTGTATGAAAGCAGCATGGTGGAAGACATTTCTATTTGCAACGGTATGCGCCCTGCTGGCTGCGCATAGGAGATTACGATGGCCATAGCGCCTCCAGTAATTGTCGTAGATTTTGAGACGCACGCCATAGAGCCGCGGCCGCGTTATCCACCCAAACCGGTCAGCTTGGCGCTGAAGTGGCCGGGTCAGCGTGAATACAAACTCATGGCCTGGGGTCATGAGGCTGGTGGTAATAACTGCACCGAGAAAGAAGCGCGCGGCGCGTACAAGCAGGCGCATGACAGTAAGTATCCACTGCTTTTCCAGAACGGTAGTTTTGACGAAGACATTGCCGAGACCCACTGGGATATCCCGCTGCTGCCGTGGGACCGCTGGCATGATACCATGTTCCTGTTGTTCCTGCAGGATCCACACTCACCGTCCTTAGCGTTGAAGCCCTGCGCAGAACGTTACCTCGGGGTAAAGCCCGAGGAGCAAGATCGAATGGTTGAGTGGATCATTGCAAACGTGCCGGAAGCCAAGCGTAAGCCCAGCACGGCCGGCGCGTATATCTGGCGGTGCCCTTATCAGGTGGTGAAGCCTTACCACAAGGGCGACCTCACGCGCACGCTAGGGTTATTCAACCTGCTGTATCCTAAGATCGTAGAAGCTGGCATGCTGCTGGATTATCAACGGCAGTTGAAGTTGATGCCAATCCTACTGCGGAACGCGCGCGCTGGGATGCGCATTGACGTCGATGCTTTATCGCGTGACCTGCCGGCGATGCAGGCCGGGGTTGAAAAGGCGGACGTCTGGCTACGTAAGCGGCTGGGCATCGAGAACATCGACAGTGACCGTCAGCTGGGCGAAGCGCTTTACAATAAGCAGATTGTGACTGACTTCCAGCGCACGGCGAAGGGGCAGCTGAGCGTGAGTAAGAGAACGCTCGTACTTGGAAAGTTCAAAGACAAAAAGGTGTACCACGCGCTTCAATACCGCAGCCAGATGTCTACGTGCATTAATATGTTTGCAGAACCGTGGTTAGAACTCGCTACGGCGGGTGGCGGATCTATATATCCAAACTGGGCGCAGGTGCGCAGTCCGCGGGGCGGCGACGACACTGGAGGGGCGCGCAGCGGGCGCATAATCTGCACAAAGCCAAATTTCCTAAACGTGCCGAAATCGTTCAAGAAATCTTTCAGCGCGGGTTACGTGCACCCGGCGTGGTTAAAAGCGCAGCCGCTACCCCTGATGCGTACGTATTGCCTACCTGATAAGGGAGAGCAGTGGGGTAAGCGTGACTTTTCTGGACAAGAGTTGCGTCTCTTCGCGAATGCAGAAGAGGGGCCGGTGATGGCTGGCTATCTGGCTGACCCAGACTATGACATTCATGAGCTGGTACGCGCCGAAGCTGAACGGCAACTTGTAGCTGCTGGACTACGCACCAGCTTTGACAGGGACTCCGCTAAGCAAGCCTGCTTTGGTCGGCTTTACGGGCAGGGAATTAGTGGTCTGATGCAACTCTTGCAGTTAAGTGAGGACGAGCGACCCGTTGCAATGCTGATTCAGAAGGCTATCAACATTGCGTTACCTTCCATCAAAGAAATTGACGGCCAGATGCAGGAATTGACAAAGGCTGGGCTGCCAATTAGAACGTGGGGAGGGCGCCTTTACTACGCCGAACCTGACAAGTACAGCGAGCGGTTTGGACGAAACATGTCCTTCCATTACAAGATTCTTAATTATTATTGCCAGGGGAGCGGTGCAGACGTAACAAAAGAGACCCTGATACGGTTCAACGATCATCCTAAGCGTAAGGGCCGATTCCTAGGTACTGTGTACGATGAAATTTCATTTTCAACCGCGGCTAAGGCGATGAAGGGGGACCAGAAGGTGCTGCGTGAGTGTATGCTCAGTATTGAAAGTGATGTGCCGATGCTAAGTGAGGGCGAGGCCGGTGAGACCTGGGGGTCACTAAAGAAGTGGAAGGACTAGTATGAAAACTAGGAAACCAACTGGTTGGGCGGGCGTAGTTTACTTGCTGATTAATTTATTAAATGGAGACACATACGTAGGAAAAACTGCGAAGGATGACGCGGAGAAGTACGATATCTGGGGCCACGCCCTGGACGACCTTATACTGGAAGGCGTAGAAGCCGCAACGCCGACTTTGATCCTACTTACCGTAAGTCCTGCATAGGAGAAAGAATCGAGGCCGTATGACCCCGCTTGCAAAACTGACGTCCTGGTCGTATTCTGTGTATACGAGCTATCTGCGCTGCCCCATGAGTGTAATGTTCGATAAGATAAAGCGCATCCGCATTGTGGAGCCGCCCAACCCGCACTTTGAGAAAGGAAACCGCGTACATGACGGCGCCGCGCGTTACATCCTGACGCCGGACAAGGCCATGCCGGCGCTGATGCGTGAATTGAAAAAGAAGCGGCTCGATGATCTAGTGCCGACGTACGAACTACTGAAGGGCGTAGAAGATCGCCTGAAGGCGTTTCGCGCGCTGAAAGCCTCGGCTGAACAGGAATGGGCTTTTACCAGTGATTGGAAGCCCACGCGCTGGGACAACTGGACGGGCGCGTGGCTGAGGGCGAAGGTCGACGTATGTAGTGTAGACATGACGGGGCCGGCGCCGTTAATACAGATTACAGATTGGAAAACGGGAAAGCAATATTCAGATCACACGCAGCAACGTAGTCTCTACGCGCTCACGGGTTTGCAGATGGTCGAGTTAGGCCTGCTGGCCGACGGCCGTAAGGACGTGAAGCTGGTCGTGGAGCACACGTACATTGACACTACGCAGTCTGCGACGGAGTCGTTTGCACTTAAGGATTTACGTTCTCTTAAACGGGAGTGGGCGGCGCGTATTCGCGAAATG